GAAAAAATAACAAACTTTTTTGGTTGGGATAACGAAACGCTTTTTGCTGTTAAACTAGCAGAAAATAATGTTAATGTTCAATGGTTAGAAGATAGATGGCATTATTTCTTTTACAATCAAGGATATATACCAAATGAAGTAGTCTTATGTCACGCTATTAATAAAAGATTTGATATAGTGTGGAGAGCTTATAATGCTTAAAATATGCACAGTATATTTTAAAGGTTCATATACTCCTGATTATGTTTCTAGGTTGTATAAATCACTAAAAAGAAATAGCTCAGTACCATTTCAATTTATATGTCTAAGTGATACGGACGTTGAAGCTGATCTTGTATTACCATACAATCATCATAGTAATATAAAAAAACATTGGCATAAGTTAAAGTTTTTTAGTCCACAATTTGGTTATCAACAACCAAATGATGATATTATTATTATGGATATAGATCAAGTAATTGTTAATAATATAGATCAAATACTATCTTATCCTGTCAATGATAACGAATTATTAACGTATGAAAGCTGGTGGAATAGTAAAACCAATCAATTTGCAGAAAAAGTAGTTTTACCTATAAACGGAGGATTTTACAAGTTTAAATCGGGTAGTTTGAAGTTTATATGGGATGATTTTTCATTAAATCCAGAGTATTGGCAGCTTCATTACTACAACAAAGGTGATGTTCATTACAAATATTATGGAGAACAAAATTTTGTTAATTGGAAATTAGAACAGTATAATAGTAAAATAAAAAAAATACCAGCTGAATGGATAGCTAAATATGCTGATACTAATAGAGAACGAATGGTGCTAAATAAAATGTATTCTAAAAAATTTAATACTGACTATATGATATTAGATGATGTAAATGATAAAATAAAAATTGTTCATTTTTTGGGTGTAAACAAAAACATACATACTCACAATGACATGTTTATAAAAAAGTACTGGTTATAATGACAAAAGATAAAATTTTTAAAGAAAAAAAGATGGCTGCTGTATCTAATAGTAGGCCAGGAGATGTTGATACGTCAGATTGGTTTTCAACTTTATCAAAAGAGGGTGAAGAACGTAAAAAAGATCCTAATTCTATTATGAATAGGGCAAAAGATAAGAGAAGTTGGTTTTGTGTTCATCCATTTGCTGAAATGTTTATAGAATTAGATGGTTCGTACAAAGCTTGTTGTCTTGCAGGTAAAAGTGATAAACACAATATAAACAACACTTCAATAAAATCATGGATGGAAGATAGTGATTATCTTAATAATCTTAGAAAAGAAATGTTAGATCCTTCAAAAGGTACTAAAGCTATAAACGAACATTGCATAAGATGTATTAGTGATGAAAAACGTTACGGTAAATCCAGAAGAACACATCACATGTGGAGAGAGTCAAACAGTAAAGGTCGTTGGGATGCAATTGAAAGAAATGTCAGAATGTTTGAAAAAACAGGTTTTTGGACTTTTGATGAAAGAATAATGCAGATACAACTGAAATCATTTGGAATAGAATGTAATTTAGATTGTCATATGTGTAACCATGACAGCTCATCCATGCGTATTGATATGATGAATAAACACAAAGTATATAGTGAAAAAATGTTTGGGTCAATGAAAAATACAGTTAGAAAAATTAAACTTGTTGAAGATAATTTAAATAAAATAGATAAAAAAGAAGTTATTGAACAGATAAAAGAACTTGCACCTTATTTAAATAGTATAAAAATTATAGGCGGTGAACCATTAATAATGAAAAGATATTTTGATTTTTTAACTGAAATAGTTAAAACAGGTCATGCCCCAAATATTGTAGTTAAATTTCAAACTAATCTTACTAAATTAGGTGAAGGTAATCATAAATTTATAGACTTTGTTCCAAAATTTAAACAAACGTCATTTACTGCATCTATTGACGGTGTTGGTCAATATGCTGAATATTTAAGAAGAAGATCAAATTGGAGAGAAATTGAAGATAATATAGACCTACTAAATTCAAAAAAATATCAAGGTAAAGCCTTTGTTGATGTAAATTCAGTAGTTACGTGTTTTAGTGTTTTACGTTTTGATGAGGTTATTAAATATTGTAAAGAAAATCCTGGTATTAGAAGTGCTGGTTGGTTGATGATAGAGCGACCTAAATCATTAAGAGTAAACAATTTACCTAAAGAATTAAAAGAACAGTTAATATCAAAATATGAAGGTTGGCCAGACATACAAGCTGCACTCAAATTGCCTGAAGAAAAAGACAATGATTTCCAAGATACATTGAATTACATGTTAAAACAAGATAAAGCTTATAAAGGAACTAAATGGGAAATGAACTTATTTGACGTATTTCCAGAACTTAAAAAATATTATAAATAATAAAAAGATATTTATGGTTGATATAAAAAAACAAAAAGAGTATATAGAAAAAATACAAAAATGTCAAAGAAATTGGGATCATTCAAAAGAAATTCCTAAAGAACACATTGACTATCTTTTGTGGGTAGCACAAAATGCTCCTTCAAAACAACATGAAGCATATTATGATGTCTACTACACATATAAAAGAAAAACAATCGAAGAATTATACAAGTGGACGTGGGGTTCAACTCATTCAAGTGACATATCTAATAGACCACCAGCAACTTGGAGAAATCCTCAAGTAAATGCCAACTTTTTTATGTTATTTGTTATGAAACATCCGCCTACAGCAAGAAATTCAATGGTTGATGGAACAACCGCTAAAACTGATCATGCTCCTAGATGGGAAAATGGCTTGGTAGCTGTAGGTACAGCACTAGGATTAGTTATGAGAGCTGCAGCTGAATTAGGATATGCTACAGGATGTAATAAAAACAACAGTCAAGGTCCAGATTGTGATTTTAATTGGGAACGTAGATTAGGTCTTTTTGATGATATTTACGTTCATAAAAAGAAAAAAATGTTATATGGTTTAGGAATAGGTTATCCACAAGAAGGTAGACCGAGAAATGAATTTGATGATTATGAATTAGTAATTGGTGCTGCTAATGGCCACAATCTTTCTTTACATGATAAAGGTGATGAACGAGATATTAGAGGTTGGAAATATAGACAATGTAAAATCGTAGATATAAGAACTTCAGATAAAGCAGTTGATCCTTACGGCAATATTCATCACTTACCTGAAAAACCATCACTATCTACTAACACCGAACGTTTCCGAGATATTAAACTTATAGAAATTGAATAATTCCTTTTTACGAGAGGTCTATTAATATAGTTGATGCAAAGTTGATGATATGAGAATAATTTGTTGCAGATTTGGTAGTAAGTTTACTCAATGGCACGTTGATAATCTAAAACATATGATTGATAAGTACTCTGGTCTAAAGTATGATAGCTTTGAAGTTATAGAAGAAGACCTATATGGCAATTGGTTTAATAAATTTCAAATGTATGATAAGTTCCGAGATGGTGAAAATTTATATTTCGATTTAGATGTTATTATTTACAACAAACTTCCTAATCTTGTACGAAAGAACTTTACACTATTAGATGATACATGGTGGAGAGATCGAGCCCACACACCACTTAATTCATCTATTGTATCATGGACTGGTGATGTATCATATATATGGGACAAATTTAAAGAGAATGATAAAGAGTATGTGGCTTCTTATATTAGAGGAAGTGATGAGTGGTATTATAAAAACATAGATTATGAAACATTTGATAAGATATGTCCTTCAATAAAAAATTATATCTACTATAAGCCATTATCATATAGTATGTGTACACTCGGTCAAATGCACCACTTACAAGAGAAAGGTTGGACGGGTTGGTATTCTAATTATTTTTTAAAGATAAGGTAATCTCAAATCTGAAAAGTCTTTACAAATGTCTATATCAAAACAGTCAAATTTTTTTATATTTTTATATAATTGTGCAAAGGCATTTGAATTTCTTTCAAAATCATTAATACCCTTGTGTTCATATTCAGCACACATAGGTAAATAAATTTTTGTTTTGTAACCAGCTTTTACAAAGTGATAAGCACCAATTTTTTTAGTCTTAAATACACATCCTGAAGTGTTTGTTCCAGTTACTATTACTTGTGTATCTTCTTTATCTAAATTAAAATTTAAATATTGTTGTAGTTTTAACTTTAAGTAATCTATAGAGTATATGTTATCGTTAGATTCATTTTCAGTTGGTATAATCCATTTAAATGCATTATGAAGAGCTATATTTCTAAGCTCTTTTAGTCTTTCATCAAATTTATTAATTGATGTTGAAAATAATACACATTTTTCTCTATCAATATGTGTTGAAGATAATATTTCTGCTAAAGCTGAATATCTTACATTATCACTATATTTGTCGGAAGTTAAAGAGGGATGTCCATAAAAGTCTATTAATATTATAAGAGTTTTCACAACCAATCATTATTTGCTTACAATATCAATTGCAACTTTAAGAGCTTCTAATTTGTCTTTAGCCTGTCTTAATTTTTTCTTTGCGTCATCATTTTTTGAATCACTAATAGCTTTATGCTCAAAAAGTGCTAATTTTAAAGCAAATATTTGATCAATATTGTCAACCTCTTCAAGTAAAGCTTGTATAATTCTTGGATAAAACTTAGTATCCAAACGATTTTCACTAAGTACTAATCCTTCTTTTTCAGCTATTCTCATTACAGATTTTTCAAACTGTTCTTGTTCTGTTTTATTTTTTTGATATGTTGATTCATGTATTTCATCAATATTCATGTACTTTATAAGTGCTTGATATTGAGGATTATTTTCTTCGTATGGTATGATGGTTGTAAATACTGATTTCTTATCTTCAGTTGTTGTTTGCACTTCTATATTTTGTCTTTCATTATCTATAAAATATGCAGTTAAAAAATTATCTTTTAAAAATTCTTCAGTTAACATAATGTCCTTTCATTAATAAATTATATTACGATTTATTTATACGCAAGTAATAGGTATTTGCTGTTACTGCTGTTCCATTTGGAAACTCTTGTGCTCTATAATCGTCTGTGTTTACATATCGTGTTTGATAATTACCAGAACCATTTAAAATAGTATTTGCCATACCAGAACCTCTTATATTTCCGGAACCAGATGATCCTAAATTATAAGTTATTTTATATCCATCTGTAGAAGAAGCAGCAGTATATCTAATCCATTCTTGCACCAATGAATTAAATGTGGTAGATGTATATTGATGAATATTCTCATCTTCGTTGATAGCATATGGTAATGTAAAAGATGGTGCTGATCCATTTACTCTATACAAATAATAATTTGTAATTGTTGTTGGTTGATCCAGTGTTTCTGGAATACCACCAGCTGTATATAAACTTGTATTGGCTCTTGTATCACTAAATACAGCAGTTGATGAAATTCTTGTTGCACCAGACACACTTGTTGCTGATGATATAAAATACGTTCCTGCTTGTTGCGTAGTCGTTGTTGCAGCGGTTAATAAATTTATTGCTGGATGTAAAAATGTATCTTTTACGTCTTGTAAACTCATTGCTTGTATTTGACCACTTCCGTTATAATATACAGGCCAAGTTTTTCCTGTATCTGCTGTTGTTGATACAGTTGCTGTTGATGAATTTATTTTTGAGTAATTTACTGTTACTGTGCCTGGTTCTGCT